CACTCTTCTCAATATCAGTTTCTACTAACTCGCTAATAGATATGTGAAATATATCAGCCAGTTGCCTCAACACTCCCATATTAGGCTCTGAATCGCCAGTTTCCCACTTCTGAATAGTTGTAAAAGACTTATAACCAACCATTTCTGCGAGTTCTTCTTGAGAGAGATTTCTTTGTTTTCTTAAAAATCTGATATTACTTGAAAAACTCATAAAAACTCCTTATTTTCTAATGATTAACATGTGCATACATTATATCTTAAGTAGAAACAAAATCAAGTAAACTTGATAAAAAAACAAGAAAAATTGAAATAATTTCAAAAAAGCTATTGACACTTGAAATGATTTCATGTAATGTTGTGACAACAAGAATTAAATTTAAGAAAGGAATGGTAAAAATAGAATGAAATACTCATTAAAGGAGTTAAGAGCTAGGCTCTGCTTAACACAAGCAGAAATGGCTGAAAAACTAGGAGTATCAACGCAGACGTACAACTCGTGGGAGAATGATTTTTCAAAAGTGAAAATGAAGGATGCGCTAAAAATAGCAAAGTTATGTGGGATATCAATAGATGAATTCAAGTTTTAATTTTTTTTAGCAGTTACTTGAAATTATTTCATGTAATACGGAGGGAGGAAGAAATGACAGAAGGAACAATGCTAACACTAAGCGGATTACGTAGTCAGGAAGATGCAAAGCGAATAGCAACAGCATTAAGTGAAATTTATGGAGCAAAAGTCACATACACGTATAACGATAAGTATCCACATACGCATATCTTTGTAGAGAAAGAAATTTCAATCCATATAAATCACATAGAAGGTGATTTAGAACGTATTGATGAATATTTAAGAAGAGAACCAATAGTGATGTTGGTAAACGGAGAAAAAGAAAAGAGAGCATAAAGCTCTCAAGATTAAATATTTTTAAGTTTTGAACAATAACGATAATCAAGTTCAACTTCTATGAAGTCTGGTTCGTTAGCAATCATTATAAGGATTTCGGATTTACCAAGATTAGAAAGAGCTGTACGAAGCTCTTCGAAATCTTCAGGATACGTGGAACGTTCAAAATCAACGTGAAACTCATCGTTCTGAAAACGGTTAAATAGCTCCTTATAAAGATTCTTTTCAAAAGTTGAATGTTTCATAACTATACCTCCTAAAAAAATAACAACTAAATTATATCACAAAGCAAGGAGAGACCAATATGGAACTAGACTATCTATTCAAAGAAGATTAAGCGATGAAGAGGTTTAAGAAAGGAAAAACAAAATGAAGGATAAAGATGAGAAAGTATTTGAAAGTCCACTAGAAGTAGTGGTTTTCATATTGGGATCGCTAGTTGGCACAGCTGTAGGGTTTTGGCTTGCTGACCTTATAGGAAGTATTTTTCTATAAGTTTCACCAATAGCATCGCAGTAACAGACGTTAAAACACCAGATATAAATCCATAAATAAATCGTTTAGTAACACGATCAAACCAAAATGCTTTCGCATGTTTTAACTCTGGAGAAATGGAAAATTCAACAGTGCACCATGAGTTAACAGAAGGAATTAAATATCCAGCGTTGATAAGTCTATCGAGAGAAGCTTTAATTTCAGCCTTATCAATTGGAACGCTGTAAAGTTTGTCATTAAATAATATTTCGCTTTTGTCAATATCATAGAAGAACTCTGAATCATAAGAATCAGAAATCTTGAGAATAGCTTTTGAAAGCTTGCGATCAATTCTAATCATAAAACACCTCCATAGGGGGATTGTACATCAAAGCAAGTATAAAAGTCGATATATAAGAGAAAGAGAGCTGAAGGGGGGAGAAGAAATGGATAAATTCAAACACATACTAATTGAATATGTTGTTCCGCTTATAGCTGGGCTAATTGGAACACTGATCACACTAGCAGTAATTAAGTTAAAAAATGGATTGTGAGGGAGAAGAATATGCATGAAGTAATTAATTATCTTCCATCGGCACCAGATTGGCCACAGGCAATTGAAGTTCGATTCTATCTATCACGCCACGATTGGTGTGAACTTCAAAAGAAAGAATGTTGGAAGCAGGTAGCTGAATGTCTAGCTCAACTGGAAACAAAATATAACCAAACGTAGAGGGAGAAAAGAAATGAGCGTTGTTACTTTTACAGCGATAGCAGTATTGTCAATAGCTGTGATGCTACTGGGAGTTGCAGTTGTATGCAATAACAGAGAAATCGAAAAGCTGTATAAAGACTTAGATAGTGAAGTTCAAGATTTGCGTAAACGCATACTAAGAATAAAGCTGAATCAACAAGCTCAAGAAAGAAACAATCAATGTCGCAGCACTCAAAGCAATCGAAGATACAGCTAGCCAAAACTAGGAGATTATACATCTCGAAAGGAACATATCACAAGGAGGCGCAATATGAACAAAAATAGAAGATTTCCTAGAGTAAGAGCCTCTACCAGGGCAGCGCATGATATATACCACAACAATACATATCTGCTGTCAAGAGATATCAAGGACCTTTTCAACTGTTCGCCAAGCACAGCGGGAAAGATTAAGAGAGTTGTACTAGAGGTGATGGCAGAGAGAAATGAAAGAATCTACTCAGATATTCCAGGACTAATAGACAAAGATATTCTTTTTGAACTAGCAGGACTAGATATTGCGAAGATAGATAGAAGTTATAGAGAGTTGATGAGGTATGAAAATGTTTAAGAGTATGAAAGAGTTGTTGAAGGATGCCTGCGAAGAAAATGGCAGCACACCACTACAGGAAGTAGTCGGGTGTATCAGCTTTGCAGGATTGATACCAGTATTATGGCTGTTCCTCTACATGCTAGGGGCGAGATAAGTAAGGAGGAGTTATGACAAAAAATAAAGACAAACTAATCATATTAGACCGCGAGATTTTGCCACCGCCCGAAAATGTAAAGGGTTGCGAACAGTTGTTTGTTCGATTCGAATATAAAGGGAAACAGGGGAAACTGCTTGATAGGGTTTACGGAGAAAGCCCTGAAGACGAAGGAGATTACGTTGTAATGTATAACTTCCAAGCTGCTGTCTTTTCAACAATTTACGAACAAATCATTGCGTTCTCAACGTTTACAGACGAGGAGTTTTTAGAAGCCTTTAACGGAGAATTCCCACAGTACGGACTTGTATCAGCAGAGGCAAGGAGTTCGATATGGTAATTAAAACATTCATCATCGGCATGGTACTAGTAGGTATCACATTTATACTAGCAGAATTACATCGTTATCAAGTGTATAAGGGAGAGATTGAACAGGAGGAAAGAAATGGAAGGTTTATGTAAAAACTGTGGACAGATGCATCTAGTGTCTGCAGAAACTCAGGAAGAAGCAGATAGAATCGCTAGTGAATCTTGTGATTGTAAGAACGAGGCAAAATGGCATCGCATGATGGAAGAGAATGTTGAGATGCTATGCGGAGAGCAGTCGAGGAATCTAAACTTCATACCGTTAGATGATACAAGTCTTAGGTATGTGAAAACAACATGCGAACTGATCCATGCAGGATTTATCAGTAATGCAAAATTCAGCGCTGCCAATAGTGAAATCAAAATCAATGGTGTATTAGGTAAGGTCGATATCAAGCGCACAAAGAAGCAGACAAACCAGATGACAATCTAGGAGGGCAATGTGGATATCGATAGAAGAAAGCGCTATTTCGGAGATATGCTCTCTGAAGAACAGCTCACAAGGACGGAGCTTCAAGAGATTGAAGATGCAATAGTAGAAGAACTAGCACTCCCTATAGTTAACTGCAAAGAGTCAGCGACTCAGGATGCTGATACATGGGGAAGGATAAAGTTCGAGTAGGAGGAAAAATGTTAAAAGCTTCATGGTGGCTAATTATGGCAATGCTGCTAGTGGGATTAGCGGGGTTATATGAATACATCGAGGGCAGTTACAAGAATGCAAATATGTTATTTCTGATATTCGACATCGGAATGATTATAGCACTCGCAATCCCGGTCGTGTGGTTGATGATATGAGCAAATTGGACAATTACTATCAAAACTGCCCATTTCCTAAGCCAAAGACAACAAAGAAAAAGAAAAAAGTCAATGGCTGGAAAAACAAGAAGTACAGGAGATGTAAGTATTGCGGAGAAGGAAATGCAGAAAGACATGAAGTGTTCTTTGGAGCTAATAGACAAATATCTATTGATAACAAGTTTCAGGTAGATGTTTGCAGAAAGCACCATGAGGAGCTTCATGCCAACAGTACAGAATGGGCAATAAGCGAAAATAAAAAGCTTAGACAACATTATCAACTGAAATATGAAATTGAGTTGATAGAGCAAGGCTATACAGCAGAGCAAGCAAGAAGAGAATGGATGCGGCTGATTGGCCGCAATTATCTATAGGAGGTGTAAAGATGAATTGGACAGTAGTAACAGTAACGGCGATTGTGTGTCTAACACTAGCATTCGTGGTAGCGGTAGGCGATAAGAAAAAATAATGTTTCGCGTTAAATCAGAATGTGATGCGTGTGGTTTTGAGCATCCGACACCAGGAGACAACCGAGCGTTCAGGTGGTGTCGGAGAATACGTGGCACAGTGTGCGATCAGTGCTGCAAGAAGTGCGAGTATAACGACGACTGGCATTGCGGATTTGATCCTATCGGCAAAGCTCGTATGTACGAACTAACCTGCGCTAACAATGATGACGAGCGCAGAATATCGAAATTCGAAGACCGTCTAAGGCAAACTAAAAACGAATCATCGAGAGAATTAATGAACAATATTATTGAGCAGATTAAAGAGAGAATAGCTGAACGAGATAAAGAATACGAGAGTATTCACAGCGGGGAAGTTATTCTGACAAAGGAGTAAATTCATGGAAAGAATCAACGAAGCAAGAGCGAAAATCACAGAGGAATCGCTGGAAATAAAAAGTGCATTGGCGACGTTTATTGAAGAGACAATAAACGAACGTTGCACCACAGAAGAAGTAGCAAACAAGATCCTTGATGGCAAGAAGTCCATCAAGGATTTAATAAACGATATAAGAAACAAAGCAAAAGAAAAAGCTGTTAATAACATGGCTGCAATCTCAGATGAAGAAGTGAGAGGAATGGTGTTGAAGTATTTCGAGATTGACGAAACAAAGGCACAGAATGCGGAGGTAGTAGATATCCTGGATCTCATTTAAGGAGGAAGTTATGGAATACATATATCGCAATATAGAGAATATTCCTGTTGATATCGAGTATCCAGATGATTTTGAAAACATAGTTACAGAAAGCCTGGATAAGCCAATCATATACAACAGGTTTAAAAGGGTGGCCCATTGCCCTAGATTCGGAGAAACATTTGATTACATAGAGACGATAAGAAAGGGAGACTGGTTACCGTACAGAGGACAAAATAGAACATTCATGCCACACACATGCCATCCGTTGGGCAGTGGCGAAACATACTTATGGATGTTCTATAGGAATGAAACAATCTACTTCGTAGTTGCATATGCTTCCTGGATATATAACGGAGAAGAAGTTGCCGATATGAGGGATGTCACACAGATATATATAGAGCAGATTGTGTGTATATCTAGAGAAGAACAATTCATGTATACATATCAAGGAGCGTATCGAGGCGGATGGTCGAGATGTCAAGATGGTTCAATTTACCTTATAGGTAAAGGCTACGTATATAACCTTGTAAATCAAGAACAGCTACAAGATACGTTCCTTAAGTACATGGATATACATGTTAGATATGCAGGCTACATGATAAAGGAAGCTGCAGTATGTGCAAAGTATCCTCAGGTGGAATTTATAAAAAAGGCTGGACTAGAAAAAATTATTGAATGCAAGGTTGTGGAACGACCATCCTACATTGGTCCAAACTGGAGAGCAAAGTCAATTCCTGAATTTTTAGGAATAACTCATCAGGATATAGAGAAGCTTAAAAGCTGGGGGATGTTCAATCTGGAAAATATCGCAATCTACAAAATACTAGCAAGCAAAGGCAAGGTTAAGAAGAATCACATAGAACTTGTCAAAAGTGAATTCCAAACATCAGAGCTGTACGAGGATAGGAAAAAAGAAAACTTTGTAAGACTTGCAACGTACTTTGGTAAGCAAAAGAAACGAATGAAGGAAGATAGTAACTACATCAATCACAGCATTAAGTGGATATACAAGGATTACATTAAGCAGCTAGAGGAATTGGGATATCCGTTAAATGATTACTATAGGTATCCGAAGAATCTTAAAGAAGCACATGACCGTATATCTGAAGAGTATCTAGCTATGAAGGACAAGATAAGGAAGGAAGCGGATAAAAAACGACAATTGAAGTTTGAAAAAGAGTTTCTGCCAAGATTGGAAAAAATGTGCTGGAGAGATAGCAAGTATCTGATAAGGCCTCTAAGGAACAGAACAGAGTTCAACAAAGAAGGTCGCAACAATCATAACTGCGTAGCCTCTTATTATGAAAGAGCAACAGATGGAGGAACATCGATATTTGTATTAAGAAAAGTAGGAGCTGAAAAAGAATCGTTTGTGACTGTTGAAGTTGATTTAAAAACGATGAAACTAAAGCAGTGCTACGGTAAAGGCAATAGACTTCCTGAAGAGGGAGTAAAAGAATGGGTGGAAAAGTGGCTAGTAAGGATGATGAAGAAATTAAAGAGAGCTGATAAAGCCACAATGAAAGGAGCAGCATAATGTCAGAAATAATGAACGTAGAGTATGAAGTTAATAAAGAGCTAGTTGATAAAACAACAGAAGAGCTACAGATAGAAGTCAATGGACTATATCACCAGATGGAGATGATAGGCAACATTGCAATGATGATTGCAGCTAATGCCGGGCAGAGGCTGTTAGTCATTAAGGATAGATTAAATCATGGTGAGTTTGAATCATGGTGTGAATCACACCTAGATTTTTCCAAGAGAAAAGCCGAGATGATGATGTCTCTGGCCAAAAGATGCGAAGAAGAAAATAGCCTCTTTTCAAAAACGCAAACGTTTGCGGATTTGAGTATTTCCAAGGTGTTCGCACTTTTAGCGGCACCTGAAGAGGTAGCTGCAGAGGTGGTAGAAAACAATGACATTTCCGAAATGACAGTCAGAGAACTTAAGGAAGAAATTGCGGATCTTAAATCTCAGAATACAGAGATAGTCGAACTAAAGAGAAGGATTAATGAGCTGGAAGAAGAAAAGAACGAACCAGGAGCAAACTCTGATGAACTCGAGAAAAGGGATAAAGAGATTGAAGAGCTGAAAGAAAAGCTCAAGAAAGAAAAGGAAAAGTTAAAGAAGAGTAAGAGTGATACTGATGAAGAGGTTAAGAAAGCTCTTGAAGAGGCAAGAATTGAATTAGATAGGGAACTTGAAAAGGCTGTCGCTACAGCAAAGGTTCAGGCAAAGGCTGAAAACATGAAGACTGAAGAGGAACTATCAAAGGCAAGAGCAGAGGTTGAAAAGCTAAATGCAGCTGTAGCAAGCGGAGAAGTTCTAATAGCATTTAGGATTAATGTTAACAATCTGCAAACTACATTCAATGAGTGCATGAATCAGCTTGGCCAAATGGATAAGGAATCTGCTGAAAAGTTCAAAGGGGCACTAAAGAAGATTCTTACAACTGAACTCGAAACACTATCTAAATAAAGAGGTAAACATGGAAGATGAAGTAATAATGGAATTTCTAGCAAGTGAATTCATAGCTGAGAAAAAGCGACTGCCAGAAGGAACTGAAGTAGATGCACTGGCAATAGGCTTTTTGGCAGGAACTAAATTAATGAATCAGATAACAGAAGGAGCACTACAGATTTATGAAGATTAAGTGGGTAAAGAAAATAGAAAGAATATCAGACGCAGGAGATGTAAAGGAATCGATTTACAAACCTGAAAACGGTAAAGGCGGCATATCCATAGAAACAGTAAAGAAAGCTATCAGACTACAGAGCGGTAGCAGATGGGAAACAAATTCCATAAAGATACATAAAGATGGAGCGGTTCTCAAAACAAACTATGACACGTTTGAGAAAGCATGTGCAGCTGCAGAAAGGATGATGCATTAATCATGAATGTGACAACAAAAGAATTTCTAGAAACTGCTAACGAAGAAATGAGCCGCAAGGTGTGGGAACACTATGGAAAAGAAACACAGAAAAAGAAATTCATTGAAGAACTATCGGAGTTAATAACAGCATTGGCCAAAGAAGATAGAAGAGCTATTGGAGAAGAAATGGCAGATGTAAAAGTCATGATAATGCAGTTTGAAAACGGAATGGAGATAGACACACTTCCAATCATGAATTACAAGCTACATAGACAGTTAGCAAGGATAGAGAACGAGAACAACAATAAATAGTTTATAGAGGTGGTGGTTATAAATATAAAGCTCCTTAAGTTATATAGATTGTTCAATGCCATAGCAAATCACCACCTTTATATATAAGGAGAAAGAATGAATCAAGTAATACTAATCGGAAGACTGACAAGAGATCCAGAGCTAGTTTATACACCTGGCAATCAAACTGCGGTGACACATTTCAGCATTGCAGTTGATAGACCAGGAACACAAGGACGAGAGAAACAAGCTGACTTCATTCGAATAACAACATTCGGTAAGCAAGCAGAGAACTGCGATAGATATCTACATAAAGGAAAGCAGGTAGCTGTGAATGGAAGAATCCAAACGGGCAGCTACAAGAACAGAGAAGGACAGACAGTATATACAACAGATGTAATAGCAAACAATGTTGAGTTCCTGGGCAGTAGTCAGCAAGGAACTCCAAGACAGCCAGACGAAGCATATAGCGATAGTGCACCGAACTATCAAGAAGAGCTGCCAGATGGCTTTGAGGCAACTGAAGAGGATATACCATTTTAAGGAGGCAAAAGAGAATGACACTTGAAGAGGCTATAAAGCACGCAGAAGAAGTTGCAGTAACAAGCTGTGATGAATGCAGAGAAGAGCATGAGCAGCTAGCTACATGGCTAAAGGAACTAAAAAGAATCAAGGAAGATTCAATTATAATCCCAAACAATAGTACGGTATGGGAAGTTGCAAAAGCACTTATAGATGCTATGGGAAAAGTCAAGACATGGAGTGGCAACTACCAAATACAAAATATATTTGATACAGACGAAATTGCTAGTATTGGAAAACACTTAATGAATTATGTAAACGTTGAAGATTCAGACACATATTACGAATACTGGAAGCAATAAGAGATATGAAACTGTAGCAACTAACTTAATAAGGATAAAGAGCACAAAATAGTAGGTAACTTAACTACACAAGCTACAGATCATATAAATCTGCAGATGGTCGCAAGGCCATCTGCATAACCATAGGAAATAAAAACTACATATATATAGAAGAAAAGAAAAGGCGGTGAGAGTCCGCCATGAAGGTTCATCAGAGTATTATCACTAGGTTCATCGGGAGAATAACAATGTTAGAAAGAGTCATTAGAGAAACATGTATAGCCGGAGCAGTTATTGATAGATGCATAAAGGCAAGCTTTCCTCGTGGTGGAAAAAGAAAGAAGAAGGAAAAGGCTACATCGGATGCAGTAAAAAAGAATAATGACATGTTAGCTCTGAAGAATTTAACTAGACTAATCAATTTAAATTTTTATCCTGGTGACCTACATACAACACTTACCTACGCAGAAGAGCTATCACCTGAAGAGGCTAACAGCGAATTAGAAAAGTGGATAAAGAGAATGAGACGCGAATACAAGAAACTCGATAAGGAGTTTTACTATATCGCGGTAACTGAATTTAAGAATAAGAGAATCCATCACCATGTAGTTCATAACTACATAGATTTTCAAGTGATCAATAGACAGTGGAAGATGGGAAGGATTCGCTGCACTCCATTAGATAAAACACGCAACTACAGAGTGCTTGCTGAATACCTGATAAAGGAAACTCAAAAGACCTTTCGCGAGCCAGAGAATGCTACAAAGCGTAGATGGAAACCGAGTCGCAACTTAAAGCGCCCAGTTGTAAAGAGAGAATGGGTATCAATAAGCCAATTGTTCCAGAATCTTGATGATATAAAGCCGCTAAAGGGATATGAGATTGATAGAGATACATTACGCAAGTATACAAATCCAGTAACAAAACTAGATCATCTTGAGTATCAAATGGTATCCAATGAAGCAGTACCAAGGCTTAGTGTGTGGAGAAAAGGAAAGAAGGTTAATCGAAACGAAACATATAGAAAAATGGATGAGATGCGTCAAATGGATATGGAACTAGAGGACCATGCAGCAGTCTGGGATGTGCTGTAGGAATTTATAGTGTGTTAAAACATATTGCTGAAGAGGTGAGGTAGACATGATGACAGCAAAAGAATTTATGAAGCAGCATGAAAGGGTTGTTGAAAAGATAAGGCAGATAGAGATACAGATATACGACATCGAACAAACACTGGGGATTAAGGGAGTCAATTATGATTCGCAACCACATGGAAGTGGAATTAGCCAGGTAACAGAATCTACGGCAACAAAGCTAATTGAGCTTAGAGAGGTGCAGAGAGATTTAGTTGATAAGCTATGGACAAAGCGGATAGAGATAGAGCGCGTTATCTTCCTGATTGAGGATGCGACATTTGCTGAACTACTGCAGCGGAAGTATATCAGACTGCAGACCTGGGACAACATAGCTGGTGAAATGAAGTTTGATAATAGATATATATATAAACTTCATGGCAAGGCTTTAGTTGAGGTCGATAAAATTATAAGAAAAAGAAAGAGGACATAAAAAGACAGGGTACCGGTCGTGTATAGTATACGTGAGGAACAACCATGAAGAACTCCTTTATAATTTGATTAAGCGGTGGCGAGAGCTACCGCTTTTATTTTGAGTAATTATGATGACGAACGAAGAAAAAAAGAAAGAAGCCAAGAGAAGATATAGCGACGGTTATTCGATATCAGAAATAGCTTTAGATTTAGAAATAAATGAGAACACATTGAGGTCATGGAAGAGACGTGGTGAATGGAGAGCTAGTGCATCAAAGAAAGTTGTGCAGAAAAAAGAACAGCGAAAGGCTACAACAAAGACCTTAAAGAAAATGCTCAAAGACGATTCTGAAAATCTTATGCAAAATAATTTTCTTACATCTAAGCAAAAATTATTTTGCGCATATTACTGCAATTGTTTTAATGCTACACAAGCCTATCAAAAGGCATATGGATGTAGCCGTAAAACAGCAGGCACAGCCGGATACAATTTATTAAAAAAAATAGAGATTCAGAAAGTCATTGAAGAAATACAGCAAACGAAACTTGCTACTGCGCTGGCAAAAGACACACATGTCAATGAAGCTCAACACCAGTCAGTGCAAGAGATTAGAGGAATCGATATGCAAGAGAAACCCGCACGGGGCAGCATGGGAGTAGGGGTCATGCAAAATATACCCCGCCCTGATAAAAATGGCCCCCATAGGGGGTTGTTCGAGAAGAACAAGAAGAGGGTATATGCCACACAGTCGGTGTGTGCAATCTGTGGACACCCGGTGGACTTCTCCCTTAAGTATCCAGATCCGATGTCAGCATGTATAGACCACATCATTCCGATTGTGAAAGGTGGACATCCAAGCGACATAGACAACTTGCAATTAGCTCACTTGACTTGCAACAGACAGAAGTCGGACAAGCTTGTTAGAAGTGATCAAGCTGCACCACAAGAGCAGACAGAATTAGGCAACAGAGTTTTGCCACAAAGCGTGGACTGGAGAACTTTTTAAACAATAAAAAATTTTTTTGGTCAAACTTCACAGGGGGCGTGGGACCCTCCCTCCCCCTGCTCGCGACCTTCACGCCGTCACTACGAAAAAAAACACACGCTAACCCTGGACGAGGGGGTGTAATGAAAAATTTTTAGGAGAATCAAATGGCATATAGAGGCATAGGATATTTAAGAAATAAATTATCAATCAAGAGAGGCAGAGTTAAGACAAGATACATGTACTATGCCATGAAGCATAATGTACCAGATTTTGGAATTTCGACTCCGCCAAAGTTACGGAATATGATGTCAACATTAGGCTGGTGCGGGAAAGCAGTAGATAGCATTGCTGATAGGCTTGTGTTCAGAGAATTTGCTGATGATACATTTGACATAAATGGCATCTACCAGGCGAATAACAGCGATGTTCTTTTCGACAGCGCAATTTTAGGAGCCTTGATCGCATCATGCTCATTTATTTATATATCGGCAGATGAAGAGGGATTCCCAAGACTGCAAGTAATTAATGGGGATGATGCAACTGGCATACTAGATCCAGTTACAAATATGCTCACAGAAGGCTATGCAGTGCTGAAGAGGGATGATAATGGTATCCCTCAAATAGAAGCATATTTCACAGCAGAAAGCACAATCATTTATGATAAGCAATTAGGCGCAGAAGTATATGATAATCCAGCGCCGTATCCATTGCTCGTTCCGATAATCTATCGCTCTGATGCAGATAGACCTTTTGGAAGATCGAGGATAAGTCGTGCGTGCATGTCTATACTTGCATCTGCATCGAGAACCGTTAAACGTTCGGAAATATCAGCAGAGTTTTTTAGCTTTCCGCAGAAGTGGGTAACTGGGCTCAGTCCTGATACGGAAATACTGGACAAATGGAGTGCGGCAATGTCCGCAATGTTTGCGATAACAAGTTCATCCGGAAGAAACGAAAGCGAACCGAAGTTTGGACAGTTTACACAGCAGTCAATGCAACCACATAATGATCAGCTCAAAATGTTTGCATCGTTATTTGCTGGTGAAACAGGATTGACTATGGATGATCTCGGGTTTGTTACTGACAATCCGTCATCGCAGGAAGCTATTAAGGCATCCCACGAGACATTGAGGCTGTATGCGAAAAAGGCGCAGAGAAACTTTGGAACAGGTTTCTTAAACGCTGGATATTTAGCTGCATGTGTAAGAGATAATTTCGCATATAAACGCAGAGCTGTGTATAAAACAACACCTAAGTGGGAGCCAGTATTTGAACCAGATGCAGCAATGCTAAGTAGCATTGGAGATGGAGCAATAAAGATTAATCAAGCGGTACCTGATTATCTGGATGCGGAAGTGCTAAGAGATATAACAGGAATAGCAAGTAATAAGTAAGGGGATTCTATGAATGATATAGGCTTAGAGCTTCAGGAAAGGATAGAAACTGCGTTTAATGAGAGATTGGCGATAGATGTTGTTATAAAGGCGATAAAGCTCAAAGTTGAAAACAGCAAAGCGACTCAAAGAGATATTACAATCCTTTGCAAGGGATTGGGGGAGATTGCTTCTAGAGTGCTGATAGACAATATCAAGCCTGAGATGATGCCAAATGACAAAATGTATTGGAATATTGCCGAAAAGGCAATAAAGCCGCTTATGGTAAATATTCATGGCATTGTGAATAAAGTAGCTGCAGAGGTTGTCATGACTGAACGCAAGGCGAATGGAATACATATCAAGCCAATAGAACCGGCATTCCCAGAAGAAAGAATAGAATCGCTTATAAATAATTTTGTGAATGCATATAACGTAGGAATTGAAGAGTATGATTAAAACTCGAAAAGAAATTGCTGAAGAGGCAATAAATAAATATCTTAATGAGCCAATCAAGAATATAACACAAGCTTACTATGATGAGTTTGTCAAAGAAAATGCTAAAAGCTCTGCTCAGGTTGGGATAAAAACTATCGTGATTCGTAGGGAAATTGGTAGGTGCTGTGATTGGTGCCATAGCCTTGCAGGAGAGTATGAATATGGGGAACAACCAGCAGACTTTTTTAGAAGACACGATTATTGCAAATGCATAGTGTTGTTCCAGAGTTCGAAAAACAAATACATAGATGTTTGGAGCAAAAAAGAATTCGAAACAGAAAAGTCTGCAAGAATCGAGAGATTAAGGCAACTCGAAAAAGAAGATACAATTTCTAGAATAACTAGGGAAACGTTGAAACCTTATTGGGATAAAGCCACTCCGGGTAAAGGGCAAATTCGTGTTGAAGATGGCGTTAATATATCGTCTCACAGAAATGAAATGACTTATGCTAAAGTATTACATCAAAAATTCGGAGGCAATATAGTCATACAGCTAGAAGACAATAAAGTGCGGAAACCAGACTACTTATGGAATGGTAAATTGTGGGAACATAAAACAATTGATAGCAAGACGTCGGTAGACAATCAAACAAGAGCGGCATTAGGTCAAGTAGAAAAAAATCCGGGAGGCGTAATTATACAAAAAACAAGCGATAAATGTTCGCTTGAAACGATAAAAGAATGTGTTTTTCATCGCTTAAATAGAGAAACTTCTAGAAAATACAATATAGAAAAATTAGATTTTATAGTGTTTGAAAAAGAAAAGATTGTAATGGCTTTCACGTGGAAAAAATAAAAACAGGCGACCACCTCGCGTAGGGTAAGCACTCGCCTGTTGAATTTCGTCTGTAATAGACTACTTTTATTTATTAATAATAACAAAAATTATAAAAAAGTCAATATGGTGA